ACCGAACAAACGGTCCGAAAATACTCAATCTTCTGAGTCCTCAGCGGGTTCGACTAAAGTGACTGATGGATCACGGGTGCTTGCTGACTTAGAAGTCGTGGACTTAGCCGGCTTTGCTGTCTTCACCCCCTTTATGACGCCACCGTTTTTTCCACGGGTTACATAAGCAATATCGCTATTGTGTACGAAGTGATTGACAAAACCTAGTACGTGCTTCGGCTCCATAGCCACGGCAAGCCCTACAGTTTGAGCCAACTCTTTCAACTGAATTCTCTCGCCATCATTCATCGACTCAACAGTCGCATGTGTGGCTTCGAAAATTCTTTCCACGGTTTCCAGCATATTAGAGATACTTTTATTCTTACTCATTCTTATTCTCCAAAATTCGACACCTTATTCGGTGCTCTTTGATAATTGGAATATTAACCATCCCTCGGCGGGAGTCAAGCCGCCGAAAACATAAAAAATTGACGAGCCCAAAATCGCCTGGATAAGTGCCAGCGAGTTAAAAAATATTAAGCTTTACCCTTATGATTAGTAGGAGTAAACTCAGTAATAGCTTCAAACTTAATTGCTGGCGTAGTGGAAAGATGATTTCCTAATTGGCAAGATTTACCTTTATGTAAGCCTGAATTATTTTGCCAAAATCGTAAATATTGTTTGCGATCTTGCTCAGATTCAAACTTTAAGATTGTTGCCTGCGCCTGTTTGCCGTCAGCCGCTTGAACTCCAGCATATTTTACTACACTCTCTTGAGAGCAATCCGGGCATTCATTGATACGTCCGCCAGACTGACGCTTGGCTGGAGAACTTAAATCAAACTCATCTTTACAATGAATACAAAGAACGATAGTTTTCATTCTTTTTTCCATTCACGATCTTCAATCAAGAGATCAAGTAATTGAGCTTCAAAAGATTCTGGAAGACCTAATCTTTCTTTTATTAAATCTTGTTGTGTTGGCAAATGATCAGTTGATCTATAGAATGCGTCTTCATCCAAACCCTCTTTGAAAATAAAAAGGAGAATGTCTTTTACTTTTTCAGTCAACATACTTATCGTTATTAGCTCCAGGATATTTTACTACTACAGTTACAACATCCGTTAAACATTTGAAATCAGTACGATCATTTGGTTCAATCACAATAATTTCATCAGCCACATACTTGACACCATTCATTTCTACTTCTCCAGAAACAATAGCGGTAATTTCAGTAGCTATCTTATGATAATGTGAATTTTCAAAATCTCCAGCTTTATATTTTTTGATTGCCACCTCTACATCATTAGTTTTAATGAGAGAGGGATCAAAATTACCAACGAACCAACCCTTGATGAAATTTGTGAGATTTGCCGTTTTCATAACTCTTTTATGTGAATGATTTCAAATCCATCGTGGAACTCACCATCAAATTCCAACTTCAAATTATAAGATGATAATAACTTGTTTATCTTATTGATGATATCATCCGGTAAATCATCATAATCAATTTGTATTGTTTTGTTTTCAATCATAAGTTTCTTTTCAGAACCCCTAGTTCTTCTGGAGAAAGTTTTTGTTTTAATTCACTCATCATCTTACTATCTTCAACAGATCTGAGAGCTTCTTTTTGTTTTTTCTTTTCTTTTTTCTCTTTTAATTGCAACTTACGCAATTTTTCTTTTTCATCAAACTTCTGTTTGCCCTCTATAAGCTCAGATTCAAAATCTTCGAATAGCCAACGATATGGCAGTATTCCTTCGTAAGACCAACGAGTTCCATCTTTTAAGATGTAAGAATATCCAGAAAAATTCGATCCATCAGTTACTATAGAGTAAATAGTACCATCACTACCAAGATAAGATCCTAAATTTCCAATTTCACCTTCACTTGCTCCCTCGAAATACCAAGAATGTAACTTAGCTTTTTCAAAGTTGAAAATGAAATGTAAAATGTAATCTATACGATCTGTAATTACATTTTCTACTTCATCAGCTTCTTGTCGAAGTTTTTTCCAGTAACTTATTGTACTATTAGAAATTGGATCTACTTTATTCATTATGATTTCCAAATAAAAAATGGAAGAGTTATTCTATAATCCGGGTTCTGTTATTTCAAACAATCATTAATCTTGGCGAGTAATCACTTACTCGCTCCAGCACCAACCCGTAAACATCGGGCGAGTAACCCTCAAACGTTTACTATTTGGCTTGCTTCAAATGGGGTTTGCCGTGCCATGTTTGTTACCAAACATGCGGTGGGCTCTTACTCCACCATTTCACCCTTACCGGAAGCCGAAGCTTCTTAGGCGGTATCTTTCTGTTGCACTTTCCGTCGCGTCACCACGCCCAGCCGTTAACTGGCATTCTACTCTACGAAGCCCAGAATTTCCTCAGTCTTGCGACCGCGATTGCTCAAACAACTCTTTCCAAAGCCTTGCGATAATGATGCGCTATTACATTCTTCAAATAAGAAAGAAACTTAGGAGGATAAGGCATTAGATCTATTCTAGACAATATATTATCTCTCACCAAAGACAAAACAGGATTCTTTACCCTTCTATCAGCAATGGCACTCACACCTTTGAATTGGCAAGTAGCCATATTGATAAAAGCTAAGACTCTGTGTTTTTCGTAAACGGGAATGAGGTTTTGATTCATCAAATCCGCTAATACTTCACAAGCTTTGGTTCCGCCAAACGTATGCGGTTCTACATAAATGTCTTTAGACCAAGCCCTACTCATAAATCATCCCTTTTTCTTGAAGGATACATTCAATCCTACATTTACCTTAGCTGCTCCTGGCGTAATATCAATGGCATCGTCTACCATCTCATCCGCATCTTGTACCATACGAGCAGCAGCCAATCTCGCGCCCGCAGGAGCAACCGGACGCTTAGAGTCACTATATGTTGCTTCCCAACTCTCAATTTCGTAATCAGTCGGAGTCAGACCCAAAACCTCACACTCATCGGCAAATCTCTCCGTAACTTTCTTCCAAGCATTCTTGAGAGCCTTCTTGTTCAGGCGATCCACACTCTTCAATTGAAATGAAGGTGAATGCAAGGTAACTTCATGCAGATTAGAGAGCGCCTCATAGATCTGATTGATTTTATCCATAGACTCAACCTGAAACGAGAGAGTATATGTTCCGCTAAATCCATCATTGACGCGGTTGTTGTTATTGTCCCAATGATATTTGGGTTGAACATTCATATTGGTTCGAGTAGAATCTTTCACCAATTTAACCTTCAAGTCATCAATAATGAACTTAAGAGCATCTTCTAGTTCATCAATCTTGGTTTTGAGTCTCAGTTTAACTCCAGGAACAAGAGCATCTTCAGCCGTCAAAACCAATGAAAAAGTGGCAAGATCATACTTGCCTTCTGTTTCGCCCGTAGCTGACACAGTAGTCACAATCATGTTATCTTCCTCAATTTAGAATAATTTGTTTATTCCCAAATATCACACAAATAATCAATCAACTCATCTCCAGTAAAAGGAAATGCAGTTGCTACAACGTATTTTCTTTTGTAATATTCGCTGTCTATAGCTTGTTGACTATCTAGTTTGTCTATTAGTTTCAGCTGTAACATACGACTATACTTGCCAGCACACCCTCTGGAACAGAAGGGTCCGGCTTTATTCTTCTTAGCTTTATCCCTAATCAATCTGGGACTGCGTTCAAATTCCTTATCACACCAGGCGCAATGGAATTTAACCAACTTTACACGACGCGTGTCGTCTCCAGAATGTTGGGAGCGCTCAACTAATCTCAAATTGTCGAGATCATTGTTTTCGAAATTACTATCAATGTGATCAACAGTTTCTAGATTAGGATCTAATTTCCTTCCTAAATGAAGTTCCATAATCCATTTAGGATATGAAACGGTTCTCCTCTTACCTTTACGATCTACGACAATTACTATTTGTCTTGAATCTTTACGGCGATAAGGTCCAAAAACTTTGAATTTATCTGCATATCCCATACATTATATGATTTTATATGCAGCAATCTCAATAGTAGTAATAAGAGTTGTATTTTGGTTTTAGATTCTCTGGATAGGTTGGAGAACGCTCCAAAACCTTGGTCTGAACCCACATGGGCATAGAGTTCCAGAACACCATTTCTTTATCGTTTAACTTGCGATCTTGACGCAGAGAAGGCGAGCCCCCTGTTTGCCAAACCAATTGGTGCCCAGAAATTTCAAGAACACCTTCTTTATTTTTCTGATAAATTGGCTTCTCATAAAGATAAGAGAAGCCAAAACCATTATACCAACTGTAAAAACTATTACGAAAATTACCCCATTCAATTTTCCATTTATGATTGGTACCGCCATACTTCTTACTCTTATTTGCAGGAACGAACCAAAAGAGATTGTCACCCACTCTACCAACAATACGACCACTCAACCAGTTAGCAACTGCCTGAGTATTGAACTTGGGAGTCTTGATATGGCGTGACTTCATGATCTTGGCACGCAGGATACCATCAACATCAACGTAGAAATCGTTTTTGTAGTTGGTGGTGATGTAATCCTCTTCGCTCTTGTAGAAACGCCCGAATCTCAGATCCGGCACTTCCTCTACGGAAGAAAGAAGGTGATCATAAAGGATATGACGACCAGCAGTGGTTCGAGAGTCAAACTTCTCACAAACATCGGACTTTACGTCATTCCAAGGACGACCAACTTGACTGTGAAGCCAACAATACATGGGTCCGAGTTTGTCATTAAAATCCTTATGAACCTTTTCTTTTTTGGTGATGAAGACATCATCCTCGTCTGAAAAATCGGGATTGTCTTTCAAGAAGTGGCAATAATCTCTTTCAGAGGCTCTCTCAACAGTGAAAGAGTTACGACGTTCCCACTTGTTGAAACGAGCACGACCACCTTCAATAACTGTACGATCTAATCTTTTTTTACTCATAAAACGTCCTAAGGATCTATACGAACTCAAGAATGGAAAGATGAAATGAGCGTGAAACATTCTGGTGAATCAAATGGACGAGCCAAAATTTCTAAACAAAATGTTCTAGATATCAGATCTTTTCATATCGAAAACATAGATAAGGATATTGATGTATTTAAAATACTAAGTGATAAATACGGATTATCAATCAGTGGTTTAGAAAAAATTGTCTACAAAAAAACATGGAAAAATATATGATATCTACCTTATTGAAAGGTAAGCATAACTTTTAATTTGTTGATAATCTTATTCATATCACCATCTAAAAAATCAAAAACCTGTACTGACAAATCATTGAATTCTGACGTACAAATATATTGATCTTCAATATCATAAACAATAACCAGAACATCATTATTGTTTAGATATTGAGTTACTTCGTACTTCTTATTATTGAAACGAATCTTAATCGTTTCCTCATCTCCAGCAATAAAATCATCACCAAATTTGAATGAATAATGAGCATTTCCAAATAGCCCACATCTGTAAGTGACAAGCGTGGTAGCTTTGAAGTCAGATTCTTCCTTCTTCAAAAGGGACCGACAGATGGGACATCGCTTGTCATCTAAGTTTTTCATAAATCAACTGAAAGTGAAAACAGTTCTTATTCTATTGATTGCTTTATCAACATTGAATTTTGAGAAGTCAAAAAGTTCTTTGTCGACAACTAAAGAGCTGTTCTTAAAACTGAAATTGACCCTACCCTCGGGATCCACCTTAAAAACCATTATCTCGGTTTTCACAGAGGTTGCCGGAGCAGAGTCATACTTCTTAGTCAATCTATATTTATGTTTATTATCGTAAACATTCACTGTTTCAGAAAACACTTGGTAAAGATCCAAATCGTTTCTCATTACTGAAATGGTATAGTGATCTAAATCGCTTACGCAGCCATATCCAGACCTACGATCTATCATATCAATCTGACATTGACAGATTGGGCACTTAAGGCTATTCAGTAGTTTTTTTAACAGCGGCTCCATGTTAATGTCTGTTCATGGCGTTTCGAGTGATGCGCCAATACACCAAACTTGCAATCTGACGATGGGACATGCCCTCGGTATGGAGTTTTAAGAAACGAGCAAGTCTCAATAAGTTTTCTGGCTTTGCTCGTCTCAAATGACGACGCGCAATTTTCATCTCAACACCTTAACTAAAAACGTTATATAGCTTCAATTTATCCAGAAATTCTTTTTCTTCCATTCTTTTCCTAAAGAATAAGAGCCTGTCTCCTGTGAAATTGAAAAGCTTCTTGCAGGTTGATAGTTTGTAGTAAGGAATAACATCTCTATTATAACGATTGATTTGTGTCCAAAACTGATCTTCTCCCACCTTATTAACCGAGATTACGTATTCATATTGACTATAAAAATACCTAATCACCTCATAAGTAGGAAGTTTACTATCAGGAAACCATTTACCTGAATATTCATCATTATTAGAGACGCAATACAATTCTGCTTTTTTAGGATGCAAATTTCCATCTAATTGAGAATTGCATAGTGGACATCGCAAAGAATTAACAAATTGTTTGAATTCTATAAATGATGAATCATTTATAGCGGCGTCTACTCTAATCATAACGTGGCTTTCGAAACAGGATTCGAACCTATATTAAAAGAGTCAGAGACTTTTGTCCTGCCAGTTAGACGATTCCCAAATGTTACAACGCTCATATTACTTGTTCAATCACTTTAAGCTTACATTGCACACAATCGCATTCAGTGCAAGAAATTTTTAACGATCTAGCTAAGCGCAAGACATTTGCGTATTTAGCTTTCCACAAATGTCTGTGACTTATTTCCATATTCTTTCCTTGGCTGAGGAGGTAGGATTCGAACCTACACCAACTTCGTTCAAAGCGAAGGGTCCTGCCAGTTAGACTACTCCTCAATACTCTCGTTGTCATTCAATGCCGAAAAAATGGCAGAATCTTCTGCTGCCAAGATCTCATTTTTGCATTTATCTATTAAATCAAACCTTCTAGCTTTGACATCACTCAATCTGATTGTAGGATTAGAGAAGATTTCAAAGGTAGGCATCTTCACTCTAACTCCCCTAACACCTCTAGGAGAGTTCCTTTTTTGAAGCTTACCCGAAGAATCAATAACTACTTCACGGTGCTTGTACTTACCAACCTCAAGTACAACACTACAAATATCAGGTAACTTATCATAAAGTGGCAAAGCCCCAGAAGGCAATTGCTCAACTAGAAAAGTTTTTCTAGCTATACCTTGATAATCAAGTCTAGTTCTTAGAGGCGCAACCATCGACTGCGCCAGTCTCATACGACCAACGGCGCTTGATAAGTAACTGCCAATAATACCTGGGGTAGGTTTTTTATAACGAGTGCCGTTAGATGATATGATTACAGGATGCTTCATACAGCATCATATATCATCTTTGTTTTCTACCGAATTCGACCACGCCAAAATATCTTTCCAGTCAGCCTCACTCATGAGGATTCTGGAAGGCTTAAGCGGCGCATTAAAAATCCGATTGAACGACTTTCTGAATGATTTCGTTACATTTGCAACAGGATCATTTACATTTCTTATTTCGCCATCTGAATCAATAACAATGGGGTGCTTCATGAAGAAGCATATAACTGCATGTTATATGTAGGGTGGCTACTTTACATAACTCAAGGAAACTCCACATGAAATATGAAAATAAAAAATGTCTAAATTGCTTAAAAGAATTCAAAGCCCCTTTACGCGAAGTAAAAAGGGGGAATGGAAAATTCTGTGAATTACGGTGCGCAACCATTTACAATGGTAAATCTAGAGAAAAACCTCAACCTAATGTAGAATGTGCGTGGTGCAATACGCCCATTTATAGAAGTCCTTCTAAAAAATCTCTATCAAAAAGTGGTTTATATTTTTGTACAACAGAGCACAAAAATCTAGCACAAGCAATTGATGGATTGAAAGATATGCATTTACCTAATTATGGCACTGGAAGAAGAAATTATAGAGATAAAGTATTCAAAATAGCATGTAAACCAAAAATATGTGAAAGATGCAATTTCTCTCACGAAGCAGCCATCGTTGTACACCACAAAGATCATAACCATGATAACAACGATATTTCGAATCTAGAAGTACTTTGCGCTAATTGTCATGCTATTGAACATTGGGGCAAATCTAATCAAGAATGATTCTTCTATTTATTCTTCTATGCTTTGTCCATCTCTCTTTAGATCTTCTATCGGCAACCGGAGTGCGAATATCAATCTCAATTATCGACGGACTCATCGACAATTCTTTAATCTCATTCTTCATCAACCTCATTCTTGAAACTGAATCAGCAAGTTTAACATCTACATCAAATGGTCCTTCACTTTCTTGAAAAGCGAGGCACAAGAGGATAGTTAACTTATCTAGGTTCATATACTGTTCAAGTTGAGAATTTTAATGAAGATTTGATAAAACATATGGTGGAGAATACGGGCTCCGCCCCCGTCGCATTGCAAGTGCGACGCTCTGCCTAAATGAGCTAATTCCCCATTGTCTTCTTATTATATATCAATCTATGCATATTTTACAATGTGTAGTAATACTTCCTTGCGCAAATCATGGAGCTACACATGTTGGTAGAAATTACTTGTTTGAACTGTTCGAAATCATATAATGTACAAAAAAGAGAAGTTAACCGAGGTAACGGTAAATTTTGCTCTTTGAAATGTTCAACAACTTATCGTACCGCACATCAACCAAAACTAGAACCTAATGTTAAATGTGCTTATTGTGAACGAGATTTTTACAAGAGTGAATCTAAAAAGTCTTGCTCGAAAAGCAAACTGTATTTTTGCTGTCGTGCGCATAAAGATGCGGCACAGTGTATTGGTGGTATAAAAGAAATAATGCCACCACATTATGGAGAAACATTAGCCGATTATAGAGATATCGTTTTTAAGATTCACGGCAAACAGAGAAAATGTGAACGTTGCAACTACGACAACCATATTGCCGCAATTGTTGTTCATCACAAAGATAGAAACCGTTCAAACAACGATATTTCTAATTTAGAAGTTCTTTGTGCAAATTGTCATGCAATTGAACATTACAAAGAATGATCACCAAAATGCTTTGTTATTAAGTTTAGAGTTTAATTTCTTCACAGAATCTTCATCCATAAAAAATCTAGCCATTCGTAACACTGTTACAATACTAAATGAGTTATATGGAATTTCCAGAAAATTCAGAAATTGTTCACACTCGTCAACTAAATCATTATAGTTGACTAAGCTATCGCCACGATAAGCTTCTATTGCTTCATCAAGCTCTGCAATTGATAACATTTAATCACCGAATAAAAAGTGCAGTCTCTCTTGCTGTCACACACCTAACGCCATGTGTCGCGCCTCATAACCACTAGAGGGAGGATGGTGGACCCGGAGAGAATCGAACTCTCAAACTCTGAGTGCAAATCAGAAATTATCCCATTTAATTACAAGCCCGTTACTACTATATATCAAACTATGCGTATAGTTTGTGGTGGATCTGGAGAGACTCGAACTCTCGATGGTTTCCCGACGGGTTAAAAGCCCGCTGTCTTAGCCGCTAGACAACAGATCCATTTTCTGTTTTGGTGGGTCTGGAGAGACTCGAACTCTCGAAGCTTACGCGTCTGGTTAAGAGCCAGATGTCATTGCCACTAGACTACAAACCCATTGATACTTATCAATATATCATCATGATTACAATTTACCCAACTAATTATGCGTAGATGATATTTATCTACGCATAATTAGAATGCATATAATTATATGATTTTACGGATTATATTGAACTACATAGTCAGCAAATGTTTGCCTCCAAGCTGAACACCCCAGATAATTCGGATGAACATCATCGCTGGAATCAAAATATTCGTAATGCCCAACAGTTGCTTCATATAAAGGAACTGCTGGTAGTAATCCATTACTTGTAACTAACGAATCAACTGCCGCATTAAATGCCGGACCTTGCTGATAGCAATATGAACTACTATCATTTGCCCAAATTGGATGAACTAATACCGGAACTCTACCAGCCGCTTTAACAGTATCTATCCAATTTTGAGCATTAGTAGTGAAATTACTAACGCCGCCGAAACAAAAATCATTCGTTCCCATAGTAAAGAACCAAACACGTACATCTGGCATAGCAGACATCACTGCTGAAATTGAATTTGCAGCAAATAAAGAGCCCTGTCCGACATTGCCCCCACCTATTTGAAGTGGATGCCCTGGCACTAATGCTTGAAAAGAAGGCTGCTCTTGCCAACCAAATGCTGTTCCACGACAATTGGCACATCGTACGGTGATAGAATCACCATGGAAGAAAAATGACTGATTAACTAAAGATGCATCCCACAAATCAAGCTCATCAACTGTCGTAGTAGTTGACTCAGTAATAACCATACGAACCCAAGATTGTCCAGTGAATGGAATTAAATGCGGACGATGAGTGTAAATATTATCATTTACAGTAGCAACTGTAACCCATGTTCCATCAGTACCATTAGTGCTATTTGACGAAGTTTGTATAGAATAATCTTGGACAGTAACAGCACCATATACAGTTAAATCAAAATCAGCACGATCAAATGATAAATCTAAGAAAAGCTGCGTTGGACCTGATGTTACTTTAGCGGCAGCTATACAAGGAGTACTAGATGTACAATGACTTGGGACAAAAGTCCAAGCATATGGATACTGATATCCATGATCAGTTAACAAACTAGCATCACCTTCACTAGCATAAACCTGTAGAGCAGTTAAATGCGGCATAATAGGCACACCACCATCACCGCCTCCAGAACTGCTAGAGCTTGAACTACTAGAGCTTGAAGAACTAGAACTACTAGAGCTACTAGAGCTACTAGAACTACTAGAACTTGAAGAACTAGAACTACTAGAACTACTAGAACTACTAGAACTTGAACTACTAGAGCTTGAAGAAGTTGAACTAAATCCAATTACATCAAAATAGTATTTACCTTCAGCCCAGAAATCTGCTTCTGAAAAGCCTACTTGTAAAATATTACTAATCTCAAAAGCATTTAATGGCACACTGCATTGTATCCAAGTATTAAATGGTACAGTACAATAATCTGAAAGAAGAGGAAATGTAGGTCCCCACCCGTCACTATTAGATGCTTGTAATTTTAAATTGGTAGCTACTGTACCAGCGTTATAAATATGAAATACGAAAGTATCCAAGTTGGCATCAATATTTCCATATGTTTTAGCTAAATTGAATGTTCCTCCTGGTGAGAATTCAACTGAATACGATTTTGTATTTGGAGAATACACAATAGCTGTCGCATTAGAATTTCTCTCACTACTCCAAGAATTATCAAACCAATCAGACGCCATAACTCCGTCTTGATAAATAATGGTACTTGGAACTAGAGCATAAGAAGCTCCTCCAATAGGTTTATTTTCATATGGCAATACTCCGCATGCAAGTATTACACATATTACATAAAATATGCTAATCATATATAATGGTAATCGAAACTTTTTAAACATTAAATTAATCTCCTATAATATCGACATTTTTAAATATTAGACCCACCAATATGTATGATTAGTAGTTTAATATTCATATAATTTTATCCATTCTGGTTAAGAGCCAGATCATTGTTGCTAGACTACGAATCCATTATTTATATAGTTATTGCCAAAATGCCCTATTATTTAACATAGAACACATCTCTTTTATTTTATTGTTATCTAACAAAAATAGTGCAAATTGTATCCTATTTTGATTCGCAAAAACTGTAAGTCCTAACTTATTTAAAAATTCACAAGCTATCCTATATTGTTCCCGATAAAAATCATAATCTTCATGATTCTTAACAGAAAAATCTTTGAAAGTAATATTACCAATTTCTTCCATGATAGTAATAGCTTTCTTCATATCTGCTATATTCATATCTGCTATATTCAGAGTATTATGCTTGATTTTGTGCAAATGCGTGACGAATTTTACCGCTTTTACTAACGAAAACAAAACCTTTCAAAGTATCGCCCTCATCTACTACCATGCAATCAAACATGAACTGAATCATATTTGGATTTTCATTTCCTCGAACAGCCATCAGATTCCAATGTTCCGGCTTAGCTGATTCGTTCTTGAGGAACTCTGCCATGCTGTCATTGTCTTCCAGAAGCTTGCCATAGTCGCCTGATGGGGCGATGTTGACGAACTCATGAGTTAATTCTTCTGAATTCTTCTTGATCCATTCACAAATTGCGTTTTGCAGATCAATTATCTTAAGACCTAACTTTTCTTGGAGTTGTTCGTCCCACTTCTCAATGCTGGCGCCCGCTTCCAAACCAAGATCATCTAAAACGTCCATGATAACTTTCCCTCAATGAAAAACCCATAAGTTAGGATTCAACATCTTTTTTAATTCTGCATAGATCTTATCTATACAGCTGCGACAATAATATCCACAAGCCCAACCGCCAGCATCTGAAACAGAAATCCAAGCACAGGTTGTACCCTTTAAGATTCTGCCATTTTCCCCAATGTACTTAGGATCTTTTTCACATTCTTCGTAACGGCACTTTTTTCTGCCAGATTTATCTATTTCTAATCCAACTCTCATTCTGAAAGCATCCTTCCTAATCTAGCATAAAGTCTTTCGGCTTCGTACCTAGTCAATGCAATTGACGCGTCTTCCTCAATAGATTTAGATCCAACTTCCATAATCTGATCATCCCAATTGTTATATCGAAAATCTTCAAAATCTTCTTTTGAATCTGGTCCCAATACAGAATAGGAATCTTCTACAGTTTGAAGAGGAGTGTTGACATTAGCGACATGAATGTAAAAAATCTTATTCTTACCTGAAGAATCTTTTGCTTTATGTCTTTTCACAAAACACCAACCTTATTTATAGTGGAGGTAAGGGTTCTCCAGCTATTAAATGACGAAAAAACTTCATCTTTCTTTCCAGTTTCTGGATTTATTTGATGTATTACATAAACTACAACTTTATACAACAACTCTACATTCTGAGCAAATTTACCAGATTTGAAATATTCCTCAATAGAGCTTAAATTTGCGTCTTTAGCTAATTGCTCAAAATTTCCATGAACTATACCATTTCTTAATCCACGAACCAATTTTTTGAAATCTTCTTTATTAATCTGCGGCAATAAATATAGTATATCTCGTTTATCACTAAAAGCCTTATCCAATAGATTTGATAAAGTATCGGATTCAGTTGCTTTAACTTGTGGAAGAATTCTTAAAAATCTTTCTAAAACTACACAGGTCATTGTGGCTTCTGAAAATAACAAGAGATTTATTTGTGGATCTCCTGATTTGAATTTCAGGTTATGATTACGTAATATTTCTAATTCTCTAACTAACTCTTGCATTTCTCTGTGTTCATCTTTGAACATAAAACCATCCTATTATAAGTTCTTATTCTATGGCAATTTGCACAAACTATATCACATTTTTGTGCTTCTTCCAAGAATTTTTCTTTGGAGCAAAATCTCATTTGTGAAAGATTATACTCTTTTGTCGATGATTCTCTATGGTCAAAATCCATAACATAATAAGGATATTCTATTTTACAATCCATACACGGAATTGATTTCAATTCTTTGGAAAAATCTCTCAATTCTTTTCTCTTTCTATCAACTCTAGAATTATTACATTTCTTACATTCATTTCTGTAAGTTTTACAATTATAGTTTTTGTAGAAATCGTTGGGGGATTTTTCAGCCAAACATCTTGAACACTTTTTTGTTTCAGTAGTTATGACTATTTTTGGATGTTTAATGTAATTACTACGTCTATTTTCTGCCAAGCAAACTTTGCATTTACTAGCAAATTTTCCATTGCCTTTAGAGCTGAATTCTAATAATTCTTTATCTAATTTACATTGAGTACACTGTTTCATACTCATATTGTATACTATGCCTAGATTACACTAATTTGTAATTTACAAATGAAATGTAATCCTTCACAAGCATTTGTTTCATGGAGGGTTCGGAGGGATTTGAACCCTCAACTAACTGGTTAAGAGCCAGCTACTCTACCGTTGAGTTACGAACCCAATATCAAAATTATTCATCCCATAATTTTTCGTAACGTGATTTATCTATTAAAGGTATTTTATTCTCTTTTATATACCTTTCGTACTGACCTGTAGGGATGGGAGATTCAATTGGTTTTGGATTTATCTTAGGTTGTTGAATCCAAGGTGATACAAAATTGTTTACACCACCAGATATATCCTGCCTCATTTGTTCCTTCATGCCTCCCACAGAAGAATCATTCAACTGATCAATTTTACTTTTTTCTGGTAAAATAAGTTTTGACACCATAAATGGTGGAAGATGTCGGCTTACAGCTCTTAATAACTCTTCATATTTCTGACGAATAAGAGCCTCGTTTTGAAATTTACCATTGTAAATAAGACCATTAAGTTCTGACATTTGTTGTAAAAGCTTTTTAACCAATACATTCTTCTCATTCAAAGAGGATAATATATTTTCCAAAGAAGGCGAAGATAAATCATCAGATAATTCATTTATTCTAAAAAGATGTAAGTTTGTTCTCTTAATCATTCTAGCAAATTCATTCACAGAGGCTTTAACCATTTTCAATGTCTTCTCAGGCGAGGCAACTTGAAATTTAGTTTCCTTTACAGCATTATTATCATCAATTTTTAACAAATCAGATGACACTAAATCAGTTTCTTGAAGTTGGAAATTTTTCCAGTTTTTGGACAAGAATTGAAAAGATTTTTCTAATGGAAAAACTTTCTTTTTTACAACAGAAAGTCTTTCTTTAAAATTCTCAGCAAAATACTCTATCTTTTCAATGTAATCTACGTATTTTTCTACTTCTGAAAGATCTAATGCAGAAGTTTGATGTTTTTTCATTTTACCTTCTTGATGTAAAAGAGAATCTAAATTCATTCTCCAAGAAGATAATTTTTTTAACTTCACTCTAAGTGCTGTAGAAAAATCTCCATCATGTGTATATTTAATGATACCCTTATAAAGAGTATTCAATTCTTTATATTTTTTCAGTTGAATATTTAGTAACTCAGAACTTACCGATTCTCTTTCTGAAAGGGAAGAAAGAATATTCTGAATATTTATCAGATATTGTTTGAATTTTTCTACATCGTTCAAATTTGCCATTTGACATAAATGCAGTAATATCTACTTATTTACCAAGTCCCAAAACATTTTAATCTTTCTTTATGTTATTGGTTGGTAGGGCAACGGGGACTCGAACCCACGCACAGTTTCCTTATCAGAGAAACCAAAGCAACCCGCTTAATCTTACCCTGTACTACTTATACCACAGTGACATTGAATGTTGCTGTCGTTCTAAACAATGGAGAAGTGGTATCTTGTGAAGCTTTATTAAATTCTGCTTGAAGTATAGCTAAGAAGCTTTGTTTATATGTTTCTTTAGCTTTTGCTAGAGCAGGACCCGTTGGCTTTCTAGGATCAGTAATAGTCAACACTACATCAACTTCATAAGTTTTTTCATCAACGCCTGCACTAAAATTAGATTTGGCACTCATTTTGTTCTTAACACTCCAAGACATGGTAGCATTTGATACCACTTTACCAAGAGGATCTGTTGATGGATTTTTAGTAATATCTATTGCTTGTTGCGCTAAACGAGTAATTATTTCGTTTTGTTTTTCCACAATAGATGCCAACTTATATAGAACAGACTTATTTATACTCATGATTTGATCTCACAATATCTGGTTTGATTTATGAATATCAAATAATGCATATGGTCGTCCCCCCGAGATTTGAACTCGGCACCTCCGCCTTATCAGAGCGGCGTTCTAACCAAATGAACTAGAGGACGGTTATCTTTTTCTTTCTTTGAACTTATCACGATGGGGTGTTTCATGGTGGATACACAGGGAATCGAACCCTACACTAGCCTACTTTCGACGCCTTTCTACCCACCTTGGTAGGTGGACTATGGCAGGCTCTCTATACCCAAAATTCCAAATTAACTAAAGGAAGATTTCTATCAAAAATTAAAACAAATTCAATTTGTTTAAATATTAAAAATCAGTTCTATATCTTCCCCACCTGATTTTGTAAACTCTTCATAACTCATACTAAATGGAGCATTAAACCAAACATAATCGTTATTATCAATAATGCATGTCAATTTTCTATCAGGAAAAGACTTAACCTCTTTACCATCTTCCATGATATAGGTGCCAGACTTGTCCATCTTGATTTGTCTTTTCATAATTGGTGGTGCCTTTCGGGATCGAACCGAAATGTTTCCGTCTTCAGCGGAATGCATGAACCATCACTGCCAAAGCACCATATTCACAAGATTTTTCATATGGTCCGCCATGAAGGAATTGAACCTTCCCGTCGGCTTTATAAGAACCAACAGTTCGACCAGAACGTTATGGCGGAATATTTCACCAAAGATTGTAGTGACAAGCAAAACATTCAAATAAAAATATTGATGATTTTGGTTTTTCTCTAACCATTACTACTTCATCATTTTCATTATTCTGATAATGACCACTCACTAACCTCTTACAACGATGACATTCGTAAGTAAAATCGCAAGACTCACCTTCGTTTTCCATGTTGTTTCTTCCTTTGGTTGGCAGGTGTAACGGGTGTCGATCCCGCTTGGTCCAGCGTGACAAGCTGGTGCAATTGCCGAATTGCTATACACCTATATGGCACCCCCGAGCGGACTCGAACCGCCCTCATCTGCGTGACAAGCAGACCGCCTCACCTGATGCGTACGGGGGTATGTTAACATTATATCATCTTATTACTCTTTAGCTGAGCTACTAAAACTTGGTCAGGGAAGTCGGATTTGAACCGACACTTGATGAATCCAGATCACCGAGACTACCAGGTTATCGTATTCCCTGATTTCTTAAAGACAACAAAGGATTGAAAGTTATCATGCCTTTCGGCTTCAACGCGTCTGCCTTTCCGCCACCACCAACGGTGAGTCGATGGGAGGGACTCGAACCCTCAAACCTTTTCAGATATTGATTTTAATATGTAAACCTTCTGACATTTGTCTAAAAGAAGCTGGTCGAGCATATTGGATTCGAACCACCCTACATCGCCCCAAACGACGTGTGCAACCAGGCTACACTTTATGCTCGATTATGTTTTAGAAAGGACTTGAACCTCTGACCTCCCAGCGATGGGCGCTCTACCTTCGATCATCTTACTTAACATGTATTTCAGATGAGTTACTATTTTACTGAGCTACTAAAACTGGTCGGGCATGCTGGATTTGAACCAGCAAATCTCCTGTACCCAAAACAGGCGCGATACCAGATTACGCTAATGCCCGATCTATATTGTTTCATTCCCTCATCAAAAACGCGCAGAAACAATCAAACTGCCTTGGTCCCGCCTGATGGAATCGAACCATTTAGCACATAGGCAACGGTTTTACAGACCGCTGATCCTCCCAGGGATCTAGTCAGACGGGATAAGCTGACGAAAAATTGATAAGTTTTTACAAAATCAAAATGTAAACCTATCGAGCATTCAGCTGGAGTCGAAAGTAGGAATCGAACCTACTGTGACAGTTTTGCAAACTGTACCTCAAAGCCATCGAGGACTTCCGACTTAATCTGGTGGGAGAGGTTGGAATTGAACCAACGACCTCAATCCTTACACGGATTGCGCTCTTTCTCTGAGCTACTCCCCCATATTAAGGCTTGCGCCTTGGTCCAAACACCGAAGTGAATTGGAGGGATTTGGCAGGGATAATTGGACTTACACCAACATTTTCAGACTTTGACACCTGACGCTTTATTTAAGCTACCACCCTATGTTAGACGACAAAAATTGAGTAAGATGTTTTATAAAATTAATGTAATCCTACTCTAGCATTCGTCTTGGTTGGGATACTAAGATTCGAACTTAGATTCACGGATTCAAAGTCCGCTGTCCTGCCATTGAACGATATCCCAATGTTAATGCTCTGGTTGCGACGGCAAGATTCGAACTTGCGGGGGCGGGCTTATGAGACCTGCTTGAATCCAATTCTCATCACAATAAGTGGTCGCAACAATAGCACATTACCACTACGATCTCTCCCAGAAGACAGGGAGCGAGATATTCTTCTCTATGTTGCATGGTTGCGGGGACAGGATTTGAACCTATGACCTCTTGGTTATGAGCCAAGCGAGCTACCAAACTGCTCCACTCCGCGATATTTTTACTGGGGTGTCGTACGAGTTTCGATCTCGCCTAAGATGGGATCACAATCCATCGGGGTCACCAGCTCCCTCACGACACCATATATCATCGTCTCTCCGATATGTCAAGTCCGATTATGACTTTCACGGCAGGATGGGAGAGAATCGAACTCTCTTCCAGAGTTTTGGAGGCTCTGTTGTACCCTGTACTCCATCCTATATATGTCTCTCCATAATGTCATGCCTAGATCGAATGATCGGCGGCATTCCCTCGATGGTGGGGCAGCTTGGACTTGAACCAAGGACCTCAACTCTTACTGAGTTGCGCTCTTTCACTGAGCTACTCCCCCATATTCTTACACTTTTATATCAATCTAATTGTATTGCCGTTTTCTTCTGTAATAAAATTCTAAATTATTAGTAGATTTAGAATCTATTGGCGCCTCTGGCAAGATTCGAACTTACACCGAACTGCTTAGAAGGCAGTTGTCCTATCCATTAGACCACAGAGGCAAATCTGTATTGACGAATTTTGAAGAAATTTTTTTCCTGTCACCGGACATTACGGAGTCGAACCGTCACGGATTGTTTTTCATACAATGTAATTCCTTCGAGCATTCAATACATACTTATATCAAGGTATTGCTATGTATAATTAGATATTATTACATCCAATTGATTTTATTAATTGGCAAACAATCAGGAGTCAAATGTCAACAATTATTTTAGATGCTGCACCAGAAACTGTTAAGATTTCTTCAGGTTTAGAAGTCACTGATCCAGAAGGATGTGGCGTTTTAATCAGTTCTGAGGGCGGCGGCGATATGAGAATCAAAGCATCATCTGGTGGATCTTGGCAAGGTGCCTTCCAGATATATGATGCACCAAATACTACACCAAATGATTTGCCAAGTGGTTCAGGAAATTTAGTTGCTAATTTCAGCAACTTAGGTATTGGTTTTTACGGCGCCCCTGCCGTAGTTCAAGCCGAACGAGTTGGACAAATATCAGAATCTTCAAGTTTAAGCGAAATTGTTGCTAAGTTTAACGCACTAGAATTAGTACTGCATAATTTAGGTTTAACCAAGTAACTTTTTTTTTTGCTTTCTCAAAATCTCCCCGAGCGACTCGGGGAGATTTTGATTTATCTGACGTCAGTATTATAACGATGTGGAAATTTTTGTCAATACATCGTTATTTTTTTTATTTCGTCAGCATTACCTCCTCGTCGTTACATCAACTACCCAGCGACCGTGGTTGATGGGAGCCGGCGGGTGTTCAAAAATTTCAATTTAACCTTTTAGATGAGTGATTTTAGATACTAGTTTTTCTAATTCTTGTTCTGCAAGATATAACTGATACTTCTTATCAGCCTCAATATATTCTGCATATTTACGTTGATATTCATCTTCCTCTGCATCATGTGCAGCTTGCCAAGCTTGAATATCTACCTGTGTCCTATGTTCAACAGAAATACCAACATGAATTATTTCTCTATCTCTCGATAGAGAAATAATTACATCTTTAGGATCTTTACCTTTAGCCAAATCAAGTAAGTCTTGTAAAGTATACAGATCAGTATCATAATGCCATTCGTGTACACCAGCAGGAAGCTCATTATTGTTACAATAATTATCGTAATCTTCTTGACTTTCTATCCAGCGCTCTATACATTCAGGATAAACATAAGTTTTACTATCTAAAATTTTAGTCTCATGTTCTGGTAAACAAATATATTTACTAGACTTGAATGGTTGCTTAGGTTTTTCCATATATACTTTCTTGAACTTAAATGTTATTATGTAAACTACTAGCGAATTCTTTTAATTCGTCCAAACTACCAATAAACACATCACGATCAACATTACCACGAATACCTGGTACATGAAGTATAGTATCACCTGCGGCGGCTTGATCGCCACTTCTTTGCCAAAATTTCCAACCTACCTCTTTCCAAACGCTTGGTACATATTTATCTGGATTTTTTGTATAAGCTGCCAACCATAATGGAAAACGTGATAATCTAATTATCTCATCTTCACTAGGATTTCCATCATGAGAACTCCAGAATGGACCTCCAGTATAAACTATTGAAGTCACTCCAGTTTGTTCTTCAACTCTTTCCAGCCAAGATAAATTCCATTGCACAAATGCATTACCAGTGATTGAAGAGGTTTCTACATCTAAAACTAACATATCTGTTGATTCAAGTTCGCCCAAAACAGAAATAAAATGATCTGCTTCAGCTATTGGATTATTATTTAATCTGGCGAAATGATAAGCTCCCCTAACAAAACCATGATCTTTAACTGACTGCCAATTCTTCTGAAATTGAGAATCAACAAAAGTTTGACCTTCAGTAGCCTTACAGAATACATAATTAACCAATTGGGACGCAACGACTGCGTCCCAATTTATAGTACCTTGAGCGCTTGATACATCAATACCTATTAAATCCATATCTACTCCTTAGAATAGATACGAATAATTTCATAGAATATCAGGGATTAAAAAATCCTGAACCATTACCACTATCCATACGAGACCTAGTAGTTGCCGCTGATGCTGTAGCATATAAATGTTTAGTTCCGGCAGATGTTGCCTCATATTGCAATGTATTGCCCTTAGCAATACCTAATGAGGCGCCGGCGCCAAAAGCGTCAATATTTGCGCCCATAAACACAAAATCCCAATTATATTTTGATTTCTGATGCTCAATCATTTCTTTAATGCGATCAAGAGTATACTTCAACTTAAATGATCCCACACCATAATAACCTCTACTAGATACAGTTTTTCTTTTCATATCTTCTTGAATTCTTACAAATTCATCTGATGGAATAGAACTGGAATTTTCTTCACCATCAGTAATGATTAAGAACAAAATCTTGGATGGTCTATCTTCTTCCTTCATGTCGGCTAATTTCTTACCAAGATTATCAATTGATAAGCCGACAGCATCTAATAGGGCAGTCCCTCCAGATGCCCTGTAAGTTTTATTATCCAATAGAGGGACAGAAGCTAGTGGCACACAATCATGAACGATTTCTGGTTTTGTATTAAAAATACATAATGAGACCATAGCCTCACCGGGAACTGCTTGTTGATCCTGAATAAATTGGTTCACTCCACCGATAGTATCATTAACTAATGGTGCCATTGAACCGCTACCGTCTAAAAGAATATTAATTGAAGCGAAATTTTGTTTTGTCATATTATTCCTTTTGTAATTTAAAATCTAGTTTTTCTTGTTTGGAAAGTTGTTTAATTTTATATTCTATTTTCAATGCTTTACTTTTTGATTCTACTTCAAAATATTTCACAATAATAAATGGTCCTCTACCACGAGTATATCGGGCACCACGCCCTTCATTATGAGTTTTTAATCTAGCCTCTACGTTTTTGGTAATACCAGTATATATAGTATTATCTTTCATTGACCGAATCAAATATACATACCATTTTCTATCTTGCAATTTTTTACATAATTTTAAATATTTATTGTATTTTCTTAACAAGAAAATAGAGGAATCTTTATACAACCAATCAAAAAACTTTTTGGTATTTTTATTTCCACTGATTTCGAATCTAAACATTTCTGAAGAAATATCTTTTCTTACATTAGAAGATAATTTTATATTATCATTCACAGCATTTTGTATTCCAATACAAAAATCAGATGTTCCAATAATATCTATTGATGCACTTTTCTTTTGTGGCATTCTAATAGATCCATCTCCATCAAAATACCCTCTAATAAAATGTTTTTTAATTTCTTCGTCAACAATCCAATTTGGCCATTTTAATTCTAGACTTTTTCTGGGAACACAACCAAGCTCACATAATTTTTCAACCAACTTAGTACTATATACACTCAATCTACAAGATTCTTCAATTCTTATTGAATCTTCAATTTTTCTATTCCTGATTCTAGATTTAACTTTATCAGCAGGATCTTGATAGAAAAACTTAGAAATATCTTCTAAAATCTGTTTATCAGATAATTTAAGTTCAATATCAAAATACTTTCTTTTATAAGAATTTCTTACACAGCCATCAGCATAAATAAATCCAAGTGTATACGCTTTATTTTCTGAATCTATTGAATCAAAAAAATCTTCATTTATCAAATATCTTCTTGAATGCATTTAAATTTGGCTGCCCTTCCATATTATCATATACTGCAAAACATACGTTTTCAAAATAAGGAAGTTTTTCTAAAGCATCCGAAAAAACTCCAGCTACTACCATCGGATCATTTCCAAAGGCACCACACCCAAATGCTCCCAAAATAATATTTTTATGATCATGATGCGCTGCTACTTTTAGTATTTTTCTTATACGACCAGTTAAAACATCATGTATTTTTTTATGATCAACTTCATCCAATGCTCTAACATTAGGAGCTGGAGCAGTGATTACCGATACTAAAAATGGTTGCTTTAATAATAATAGATTTTCATCCCTAATGAATGGCACTTTAGGAGAATAAATCATATTATCTGTATATAACGAATTATCAGCCAAAATATTTTCATTATAGAAAACGGGCTTAGTCTTAATACAAGCGTATAATCCCGAACAGCGACATAAATCTTCTTCTTGAGCTAAAGCGCCCGCTAAGAATCCTCCTCCGGGATTTCTTGCCGAAGCAAAATTCAATACTACTACATCTTTACCAGATTCACAATAACGCCTAGCTGCTTGACCAGACGTCTCAGACGTAACTTCTATATTTGCCTTAGAATCTTTGACTTGGATGAGAGGTTCATTTTTGTATAGGATAGTACCTTTTATAGCATTGTCAAGGTCAGTAGAAAAATCTACAATATTCCCGGATGCTGCCAGATAATTTCCTTCTTTTACAATAGCAAGAGTTTCTTTACCAATAGTAACATTTTTGCTTCGTGCATTCATTAATGCAACGCCATTCTTTTTAATCATATTTATTCCCTATAATCGTTATAAATCTCTAATACGCCAAGCTGAGTAATAATAAGATCATGACCCAGAATTTCTGGCATATGAAACAATTCTTCTAATGATTTAATTTCTAATTCATAAATCGGCGGTTTAGGATCATTACTATCGTATTCCATTTCTGATGGAACTACCAATAACCCCAATTTCTCTAAAATTTCTTTTGCATCGCCTGATGTGCTGGAAATTAATATTTTCATGATAAAACTCCGAATAATTTTGGACCAGAAACACGAAATGCCGGCAGGGCGAACCCTGCCGGCAAATCATATATCAGATTTGAACTGACTCAATAGTTGAGACCCACAAGTCCTTGTTATTACCTAGCTCAAGGAACTTTGCAATAACACTGAATACTTGGTCACTAAATCCGCCAACATTCAAAATACTATCGTTATCATACGCCTGTGTAGTAATATTCGGAGTAAGATCAATACAAACAAGCTTTGCTTTCTTGTTACGAGATTTGAACTCGATCCAAGCTTTCATCGTAGCGGTACCACGACTTCTACCTGAATTAATCCAAGATTCATTATCGCTTATATAGATGATTAAATCACCAGTGGCTTTTCTACGATTCAGCTCTTCCATTGGAAGCGAACAGTTCGTGCCGCCTCCACCAAATCCGGATAGGATTTTGGCGTTAGTCATAATTGAATCCATTGGATTTAGCTTATGGGCATGTACTCTAGTATCAAATGGCAATACTTCTACATCAGAATTTCTGCGCATGATAGCTGCGGCAACTAGGGCTGCCACATCAATACAACGCATTTTGCTGGATACAGTTCCACGGTTTCCGGTAACCGGAAAACTCATGGATCCAGAAGTATCTACCATTACATAAACCTTCTTGTTTTCAAACTCTGGAATATTCTCTAGCGCGTGTTCAGCAGCCTTTTGCAAAGCCACGGAAACCTTAGTAGGAACACTTGTATCCATATTCAAAAACGTAGTGAACAATTGGTACGGGAATACCTTTGCTCTCTTAACTTGTTCTTTATCTTCCAACTTAGCGCAGATAATCCCTAATAGATCATGATCTGCTAATACATTATGACGAGCAAATGTATTAAGATTTTGCCTAATCTGATTCCAGGTCGCATTAGCCGCAATCTTCTTCCAGTGGTCAGAAGTTAATGGTAACGCTGTAAGCTTTTGGAAAGGTACATGCGGGATTTCTCTCGACATATCTTTCTTGAAATCTTCAAAATTCTTAACCAATGCACACAAGTCTTCTTTTGAATACTCCTTGTCTAGCAAGTACCCAAACATAGCAGAGCGTTGTTTATTGCTTGGCTTCGGGTGAACCAACTTGATGATGTCTTGCAATGACGGATCATTACCCACATCAGCAGCAAATAATTGTTCATCATTCAAAGATTCCAAATACTTTTGGATCAATCTCTTAGGACGAGTACCTAAAGACTTACGTCCAGTAGCCCCTGAACGAATAACCTGCACGAAATTTCTCAACATCTTTGGAGAGTCAACGACCTTATCAAAGATTTTGGACAAAAGCTCGGAGTCCTTTCCAGCAACTACCGCTGCCAAAACCGCAGGCATATCTTTCATTAAACCCTCTTGACGAGAGTATACTGCTAGGCGAGCTACGTACTCCGCCGGCAACTTGTTAGCTAACTCTAGCACTTTCTTAAGCTGATCTTCATCGGAAACGTAGTACGTTCCATTGAAACAACCAGTCATTGCCAATTGAGCCAATGCGGCTTTATCAGACAAACTATAAGCCTGCCCACCAGCATTGTTAACTACATTAGTCGGCTTGACAGCCTTTGAAGACACAAACTTGCTAGCAAATAATTTCTTTGATGACATATGAATAACTCCTTTTTTGAACAAAAATTTCAGTAAAACAATAATCAAGATAGTTAAGTGTTTCAAATCACTAACATCAAGTTTACCATCTCATATGGAGAATTTGTAATGAAAATAGCTTCCCCTCACTATTTCGAATCTATTCGATAACAGACTTCTTTTGACTTTTCATTTTTCTTAAGACAAAAGAAAGAAACTGCATGACCTTAATTAAAAAGATTTGCACAAAACATAGTGTAAAATTACCAACATTTAGAAAAAACATCAGACACAACAACCAAATCAATCTTGGCAATCGTCTTAATTCTCTAATGTAAAGCCACATATTTTAATCTCGTAATACCTTAGAATGTGCTCCACATGGACATTCTAATACAATTTTGTCTTCTTGTACCTTTTCGATATCATCAGGTTCATCGAAATCAACACTTACTATCATCTGACAATCTGAACACTTGAAAAGGAATTTTCTTTTTTTGAAAGATATCATAACACTAAGATATCTTAGTTATGATAGATTCAGTCACGATCAGATCCATAAAAACAATTATAGCACATTTGCTCATTTTTCAATGACCCACACTGACATCCTTCGTCATTATTTAAATTTTTTTGCATTTGATAATAAGCTAAGAGAATCTGTCCAAGAGTGGACCAATCAACCTCAGCCTTACCTATTATTAAATCATGTATCGTATAAACTTCAATAAAAGTTCTTTCAGAATCTTCTTCTTTGCCGTGCACCACATTTTTTTGAGATTTAAACCAATTTATCTCAGCTTCTGTCAGATTAGCAGAATAGAAATATGATTTATGGGCAGACAAAGTTCCCATAAGCTGACGTGCTTCGTGAAACTGAAGCCTGGCAGGATCTAGATAGAAACCAGTTTCTTCATGGATCTCTTCTGATGCCACAACTTTAGGCTCGTCCTCCGATGGGGGGGAACCACCCGGTAGTTCACGAATAAAACCATCTTTAGTCGATGCTGGAGATCTGAATTCTTTGATAAGAACTACTTCAGAAGTTTCTAGTGGCAAATTCTTTTTCCACAACATCACTGTGGAGATATCCGTTCTAGATAGAACGAATTCATTACTTTTAACTCTATCCTCGGCTGCCACATAAACGGCTACGTGTAATACCCAAAGGAAAGTGAATTTCTTATACCCTGGTCTAAAGGTATAAAGCAATTTGGCAGAGGTTAATTGATTTCCAGTATCCGTTTGAGCCTTATACCAATTCTGGAAAGCCGGAAGCTTCCATGCAATTAAAGGAACATAACGCTCTCCGCCCAAACGTTCCATACCTTCACCCAACATATCAAGGGCATGATCAATAGTTTCTGTTAAAGATTCTCCCACTTCAACATTATACTTATCTGCGTAATGTTTCATGTAGGACATTTTTTCTGCATTTTCTGGAAAACCCAGCACCACTTTTCCAGAAGATTCCCAACGACCCCACTCTATATTGGTAGTAAATCCGGGCAAATCTTTGGAACGAGGAACCCAAAAAAGAATGCAATCAGAAAGATTTAAGTACTTATCTTCCCAGGCTACCGCATCAGCCCAAACAAATTGTCCCTTGGGCTTTCTATTTCTAAATTCTGGGATGAAAACTGTTCCATCAAATCCTTTATCTTCTAGAATTTGAATGGCATCTTTACGCCAAGATTCTAAATCATCTTGTCCAGGACGCAAAGATGGTCCAGCCAAGAATATACTTTTGGTTAAAGTATCCGGCATTTCATCGTCATAATACACAAGATCCATATATTTATTCCTTTACGATATGCTCTCTAGTCGCAAGAATCTCTTTGAGAACAGCATATACTTCTTGCCATAATGGATGTGATTTGCTTACGTCTTTGTCGCCTGGGTCATAATTTAGATCTACTGATACATATTCATCCATGGTTTCTGGGAATTTCATTAGTTTATTCTTGTAAGCTAATAATCTTTTCGTGTTTAATTTTACTAACTCTTGTTTTGTTAGAAATGGCAAACTTACTTTTTTACTCATAAACAATCTTTCTGCTTACAACAATATATGGAGATCAGATATCCACATCTTACACATGACACACCCTGATTATGAGGATCATATGCGTACATAGGTAATTTATGATCGCCCATAGAAATAATGTGACATATAATTTGTTTTATACTCATAGAACCTTCAAACAGTGTGGGCTAAACCAAATTCTTTCTTTGGAAGCATTATCTTTGCCTCTTTCATTTCCTAAACTAGAAAGTCCGCCACCCGTTTTCCAAGCATATGTCTGCCAAGCTTCTGGAATGCCATGATCGCCCTCATAACCGCACAATACGATTCTCATACGTGGATGGGTGCCATTTTCAATTGCCCACTCGCAAACCTGCTTAAAAACATCTTTATCTTCTTTGTAAACCTTATCTCTAACGCCGGATTCATAAGGTGGATCTAAAAAAACACCAGTAATATCTTTATCGCCCAATCCTTTACTAGCATAAGTGATACTAGGTGTAACCACCCTCGACCAATCACCACAAGCAACCCTAACACGTCTAAGTCTAGTTTGCAACTTCTGAAAATCTTCTTTAATATTGTAGGTCAAACCATGCACGCCGCCGCCGGCAGACGAAAGCATGGGCAAAGCTTTGAGTCCTTTAGGTTGAAGCCAATTATTCCCCACACTAGCACATTGCCCCCAAACCCAATAACCAGCCATCTTAGCATCAAAAAAATCTGGATCTGAATCCATATTCTTTCTAAAATCATCAGTTAATTTTTCAACTAACCACTTATGTCTAGCATGCAAATCGGTTTCATTAACTGGATAATCTGTCCATTTAGCTACTTCATCGGCTGAATTAGATACAGCTCTCCAAAAATTAGCTAATCCACAATCTAAATCATTTACTGTTTCTATTTTAGGAATTTTTGGATTTGATAGAAGCACAGCCAGAGAACCTGCAAAAGGTTCGACATAATTGGAAACTTCCCCTAAACCAGACCAAACCACCTTGGCAACCTTAGATTTGCCCCCAAACCATGAAAACGGAATCTTCATTGATATATACCTCTTGAGGAGTATATATGTTATTCTGTAAAAAATGCAATCAAGAAAAAATAGAAACAGACTTTTCTGAGAAAAGAAAAGAATGGTGCAAATTGTGCGTCAAAGAATACAACATAACATACAGAAAAAATAATAAAGAAAAATACAGAAAATATAAACAAACAGAAGAATACAAACAGAAATCAAAAGAATATAAACAAAAAACTAAACAACACATTCAAAAATGGGGGAAAGAATATTTCATAAACAATAAAGAGAAAATTATGAAATATCGCCAGGATAACAAAGAAAAAATACTAAAAACTAATAGTAAAAGACGTGCCGAAAGAGTATCCACTGATCCATCATTCAAATTAAGAATACTTATTTCTGCTTACTTGCGATCTACTTTCAAAAAGAAAAATGGAGAGTCAATGCTAAAACATCTTCCATATACATTAGATGAGTTGAAAAAACATCTTGAGAGTCAATTTGAACCATGGATGAGTTGGAATAATCATGGCAGATATAGTCCAAAAACTTGGAATGATAATGATTCATTAACCTGGACTTGGCAAATTGATCATATAGTTCCACACTCAATATTTAAGTATGAATCTATACAAGAAGAAAATTTCAAAAAATGTTGGGCACTAGAAAACTTAAGACCACTATCTGCCAAACAAAATATACTTGATGGTATTTATAAGATCAGACATAATCAATAATTTCACATAAAACTACAAACACTTAACTAGGTTAGATGATAAAAGCTATGTCAAAACTATCAAAATTACTTGAAAATGTAGATCATTTCTATAACACAGCCATAAACGAGTATAGACTTTCCAAATTGGCTGCCGACCCTCCTCAAACTTGGACTATAGAAGATGATGAAGATGATGAGGGACCAGTTACAGAACAAAAAGGTAGTGATATATACCAAAAATTAATGTATCTTACACAGCATGTTACTGATGATGGCGCTGTACAAGAATTAAGATTACTTGGTGATCAATATAGGACAGCACAACGTCTAGGTGATGGTTTCAATTCTGCTAAGGAAAGAATTGATAGATTTCGTGATATTCAATTACCAATGTATGCAGATGATGGCGCAGAGGCGTCAGATTTATTTGACGAAATTGATGAAGTTCTTTTGGATATGCGTACAAATCTATCAGATGCCGCAGAAAAATCCGGAGCCGCTCAAAAAGGAGATAGTGAACAAGCAGCAAAAGCCATAAAGAAAATAAAAGATTCTTATGATGAGGCTGAGAGAAAAGCCCTCTTCGGAGAAAGAGGTAGTGTCAGCGATCTATCTAATATTGATCCAAGTGCTGTGGCTCAATTCGATTTAACTGGCGGAATGGGTATGGAAGCAGCCCAAAAAGGTTCCGGTAAAGGATACTTTGTTAGAACTCAAAAAGATCCAAAAGATTGGATTGAAACTTATGAAAAGGAAAAGAAAGTTTTAAACGAAGAACTTCCCCATGATACTGATAGAAACATTGTTAATAAAAAACAACAGCTTATCGAAATTCTCGAAAAATTAAAAAGAGCAACTGCTATTGAAGCCGCTACTTCTGAAAAAATTGAATCTACTACTGGTTGGACCGAACAAGACGACGGAGAAGGTGGAAAAGTTCAAGTTGCAGTAAAACCAGAAGATCAAACAGAAATAGCTCGCGCTAGAACGGAACTTAGAGAATTAAAAGATCAAAGATCTGCTTTGAAAGCTTCTTTGCGTAAGGATGTTTTAACTCGTCAACAAGATGGTCTTTTTAACCAATTGAAGGGCGCCAAAGACGTTAAATCAAAAATAATAGCAACACAAAAATTGTTGTTACTAGAGAATTTGCTTAGCCAAGATAAGAACAAGGGCGCAGAAACTAAAGCTAGAAAAATTTTGATTTCTTTTTTGGAACATGGTGATACAACTGACTCTGAGGTTGGTAAAGCAACTTACCAGAAGTTATTGGATAACATCAAAGGCGCCGAAGAGAAAAAAATCCCTATTGCTGAATTCAATAGACAACAAGCTGCCAAAATCAAAGACATCAAAGAAATGGGTGATCGTAAACTTAAATTCACCGATGTTGGAGATTTTCCATCTCAGTTGAAGAGATTGAAGCAACACGTTCCTAACGTAAAAATGGGAGACAAAAAAGAAGTAATTGATAAATGGAGAGAGCAAGTTGTTATGCAAGCTAATGAGCAAGAAAGAACAGCTTTCGGTCCTCAATTAGCCGCTCTTGCTGCCGCTAAAGCTTCTAAAGATAGAGAACAATTAAAAGCCGCTATGTCTGCATTATATACAGCCTTGATGAACGCTGTTGAACAATTTGAAGTCCATGCTTCCAGAATTGCTCAAAGAATGGCAAGAATTGAAAGAGACTATACAGAAGTAAACACTTTCCGCAAGAAGCTTGAACTTCTAGATAAAGAAGGTCTAATCAATAAAGGAAACCTAGATTCTGCACAAATGCAACGTCTACATGCACAACTTAAAGTATTGGTGCCAGAGGCATATGAATTAGCAGGTAGGAGTTATACCAATCCATTCAGTGGAAAAGAAAGAGATTCTACCAAGAAACTTTTGGAAGGTATGTATCTTGTCTTGAATAGTCATCTGGAACGTACTCGTCACGGCGATGCTATGGAAAGAAAAGAAAAGCGAGATCAGCCTCCAGCAGCAAAAGTTGCTTTAGAGCCGCTTGGTACTGTAGAAAATGATTTAACTGGAGAAATCATGCATAAGTTTAGAGATCCAAGCACCGGAGAAATCTTTTATAGAGGTGCCGACGGAACCCCAATTCCAGATGATGAACTTCCTGATGATCTTAAACACAAGAAAGCCTCAAGAGGATATATGAATAGAAAACAAAGAAAAATAGCTTGCAAGCAACTTGAAAAGGCAGCCTTCCTTGATACAAGCGTTCCTGCCGAAGTTAACAGTCTTTTGAACGATGCGTCTCTCAACAGCATCGAAGATCCAAATGAGTACGCTCATCAAGTCTTCCAAAAGATGCTAGCATCTATTAATGAGAGAATGAAGAAAATGTACTAAGTCTATGACTGTAAGATTTATTGATCTATTTGCTGGAATTGGCGGCTTTAGACTTGCTTTAGAATCCCTCGGGGCAGAATGTGTATTTACTAGTGAAATAAACAAATATGCCAAGCAAGTTTATGCCGCCAATTTCACTGGCGAAATACATGGCGATATTACCCAAATTAAAGAGTCTGACATTCCAGCACACGATATTCTCTGTGGTGGATTCCCATGTCAGACTTTTTCTACGTGTGGAAATGGAAAAGGATTCAGCGATCCGCGCGGCACTTTATTCTTTGACATTTTGAGAATTGCAGAATATCATAAACCAAAAATAATATTCTTGGAAAATGTTAAGGGATTATTATCCCACAATCAGGGAGACACTTTTGAGACAATAAAGAATTGTTTAACCAAATTGGGATACACAGTTAATTGGAAAGTTTTGAAAGCCACTATGTTTGATGTTCCACAATTAAGAGAACGCGTTTACATTGTAGCTGTTAGAAATGATATTGAGAAAACTTTTCAATATCCTGTGGGAAAATTAACTGAGAAAAGATTGATTGATATTAAAGAATCTAATGTTGAAGCTTGTCATTTTCTAACAGAAGAAAGAAATGAAAAGATTAAACAAAACAGAATCCTCAAGCGCGGAGGATTTGGATATCATTTGGTAAAAGATGATGAATTCGTTTTCACTTTACTACGTGAAAAATATGAGTTTAATCTCATTGTGGATAAGAGTAAACCAGTAAATCTAAAATCCAGAAAGAACCCAATCAATTCAGAAAAGGTTCGTCGACTTACTCCCAAGGAGTATGCTAGATTGCAAGGTTATCCAGAAGATTTCAAAGTTCCTGTTTCTAATAAACAGAAATACTACATGTTTGGAAACTCTGTAGCAGTTCCTGTCATTAAAGCTATTGGTCAAGAGATAATAAAGATTCTTTAATCTTTCTCTATTCTTTCTCTTGCTTTTTGACAATAGCTTTCCGAGACATCTATCCCAATGTAATTTTTACCTAATTGTTTGGCAGCTAGAGCAGTGGTGCCGCTGCCAACAAATGGGTCCATTATTAATTTGCCAGGCGTTAATTCACAACATCTCTTAGCTAATTCTAATGGAAATGGGGCAGGATGCCAGGATTTTGTTTCCTGATGAATACGCCAAACATCACCGTATTTATTGGTACCTTTGGCTAATTTGAATCCGGGCTTAGTGATTAGATAGATAACCTCATAAGTTGGTAACAAATGAGTTTCAGCAAAATTTACCCCGCCCGACTTTGCCCAAATGATAATTTGTCTTAATGGAAGACCTTCAACAATTTCCATTCGTTGTTGGAATAATTTATTCTGTACACGCCATCTAGTATTGTAAAGAATTGCGCCATCATTTTTAATGAGGCGTAAACACTCTTTCAATACATTTTGTTGCCAAATTACATATTCTTCTTCTGACATATAGTCATTATGCTTATCATAACCTGCAGATTGTAATTTAGAATTATTGGTTTTACCTTTCCATTTTTGGGTATTACCAAATGTTTTTCTAATAGCTAGATTATATGGAGGCGAAGTGACTACCAAATCGAGACACTCGTCTGGCATTTTCTTCATAACCTCCAAACAATCACCACAAATTATTTTATTAACGAAATCACTCGGAAATTCCATGAAACACCTTGTCAAAATAATCTACAAGGTATGATATAACCGCATCAATTGATTTTACTAACAAAATAGTGTTATGCGTTCCTAATTTCTTAATCGCTTTATTACTAGGATCGCCAGGGATGGCAAAATTAAATTCCATCCACTGTTCTTTCTTAAGTAACTTATTGGAAGCCAACCAAAAACAATAATCTCTCATTACCGACACAGCAATGTTTTGATTATCTTTATATTCGGCTTCGTTATCTATTCTATTCAAAAAGATAACTATATCTTTAGTAGGATCGAATAAGGTAACAAAAACTCTAGGATTCAAAATATTATCTATGATTACAGAACCAGTAACCAATAGTAATTTTTCTAAATCACACATCCATTCATCTGGATTAAGATATGACATTTTTAAATTACTAGACAATGCTTTTGCAACAGTCGTTCGTCCGCTCATTGGCAGTCCGATAATAAAGATCCTCATAAAATTTCACCATTCAAAATCTAAGTAACATTCATTGTAAATATACCACCTGAACTTTAGAAATCACTTCTTCCACTTCTGCCGCCAAATCTTCCTCATTAATTTTTGATGACTGCCAAGGATCGTGACCATTCTTAATTGCCTCTTGTGTTTTGTACTTGATTAAGGCATTACGCGTGTTAGTTCTCAAAATAGGATAACACACTTCCGGAGAATCATGAAACATATGCCAGCACCAAACTGGTTGACTAAACTTTCCAGTTACAGGATGTTTTTCATAAAGAACAGTAGGTTTGCTGATTTTGCCTTTCCATTCCATCTCTTTTAACCACATCACTGAAAAATCATCCA